TCGTTCGTGATGCCGTACTTGGCAAAGACGTCGGGAGCCGCCGCCGCGATGCCGTGGACCAGCCCCGGCACCTTGCTGTCGCCGTGTGGCCACATCTGACGGAGGATGGCCTCGGTCAGCATGTCACTGCAGCCCCGAGCAGTTGTAGTTGACCTTGTTGGACGACGTCCCGGTCTGAACCAGAGTCAGCGTCGTCATAGTTATCGTGTACTGCATCGAGGCAATGTTCGTCTGCCAGGTCACTACGCACGACGGCGGCGCGCTGAACGGCGTCGCGGCGTTAAAGGTGATGGTGCACCCCGTCGGCGATCCCGTACCCATCGTCACCTGGCCGACCTGGTTGTTACCAGTGATGACGGGACTGGTGCCGCACGACGTCAGCGTCGGCACGCCCGAGGCGAACCTGAGGAGCCCGAGCATGACGTCGCCGTTCTTGTTGATGGCAACGTAGCCCGGGTAGTCCCACTTCTTGGCGAAGTAGCTGTTCCACTGCGCCGCCGTCGGTACCTGCCCGGGGATGAGGTTCGGGCTCGACTGGCCGAAGGCGACCAGCACGAAGGCGAGGGTCACCCAGAACGATATCAGCAGAACTCCGAAGACGATGCGAAACATCCTGTTCCTCCTAGAATGCAATGACGTACATCATGTCGATGTTGATGGGTCGCGTCTCCGCCCCGCCGCCGGTGATCGACGACAGGTAGGCCTGGAACGCGGTCACCCCTGTGAGTATCGGACCTGTAGTGTTACTGCCTGAAATCACACCTTCTCCTGTTCCCAACGACATAGGATTGAGCCACGGGAACCGGATTGGAATATTCGGTCCGAAGGCCCGCTCGAACTGCTGCGCAGTCTGAATGATCTTGTCAGTAGCAGGATCATTATTGGGGTAGTTCGGATTGGCCGAGAAGACGACCAGGGCTCCGAGGAGGTCAGACGCCAGGAGAGCGCTCCTCTCCCAACTGCCGACGTGATCGCCGACTACTGTCGGGTTACCGAAGGGGTTGCCAGTGCGCGTCGTGGCATTGGGGTCGAGGCCGCGCCCGTGGTCCCAGCCGCGGGTGAAGGCACCGCGCTTGTCGGGGACGTTGAAGGTATTGACGCCGTCACCCGTCGTGGTGAAGCGGTTCAGGATGACGTTGAACAGGTTCGGGTAGCTGGCGATGGGGTACTGGGCGCCGTTGCACTCCAGCCCCCACGGCGGCACGACCTCGGCCGGCCACTCGTAGATGACGCCGGGGACGACGGATGGCGTCCCGGCCGGCAGCGTCGGGATCGGCCCGGGGCTCGTCACCTGGAAGAACGTTCCGTCGAAGTACCCTTCGACGATCTGGCCGGCGCGAGATATCTGGGCAATGAGCAGCTGGTTGCCGCTCGAGTTGATCATCGTCACCGGCAGGTCACCGGCAGTGTTGACGATGTTGATCACCGGGTTGACGATGGAGTTCGGGTGTGCCGCCACGAAGCGGATGGGCGAGCCGACGATAGCCGATAGCGACGCAGGCCGCGGCGACAGTGTCACGACGAAGGCGTTGATCGTCCCTGTGTCTGTCGCGTAGTTGCCGGACTGTCTCTGGACGATGACGTCGGGAAACAGAGCCCAGCCGGCGCCGCCCGTCTCCGGATTGGTGACGTTGTTGTCGACCGTGGAGAGCCAGTAGCGGTCGCCAGTGGCCTTGAGAACCAGAGCGTACTGCGGGTAGCCGCCGATCTCAGACTGGAACGTCGCGTCGTAGAACGGCGGCAGGCCGCCAGCCGCGGCCCATTGCAACCACTGGGTGATCTGGTACAGCAGCCCGTTGAAGTCGGCGCCCCAAGGCGGGATGCCGCCGGAGGCTAGCGGGTCGAAGTTGAGCTCGGCGAAGCCAGTAACCAGTGACGCGCGCCCGTTCGGCTGCGCCGGCTGCGGGATCGGCTGGGTGATGAACCCGGCACCGGCGCCGCTGGCGAAGGGGATGGGAAACTTTGTGGGGACTGATGATCGGAGCATGCCTGCCTCAGAGTTGGACGATCGTGTATGAGACGCCGGTCGGCTTGGGGAAGACGCCCGAGTTCGTCAGGATCGAGAGCTGGAGCGCCGTCAGCGGAAACTCGAAGACGTACTTGAACGTCATGCCGCCAGTGTCGACCACGTAACTCTTGCCAAACGGCTTGAAGAACGTCTGGAGGAGCTGGTTGATGGCCGGGATCGATCCGTCGCAGATGTTGCTGAACGCCTTGGCGAGGATGAGGACGCGAAAACCATCGTCGCTGAGCGAGAAATTAGTCGTCAGTTTCTGTCCCGAGTAGAACGGGCCGAGACCTCCCGGACCGAAGTCCTGGTAGTCGACGCCCTCGTCGAAGCCGAAGTACGGCGGTCCCTCGGAGATCTTGAGTACCCGGTTGACGGCGACGATGCGGCCCCAGACGTCGAGACCGTAGCCCTGCGCAGTGTCGATGTTCATGATCATGTCGAAGAAGGCGTCGAGGTTCCTCGTCTGATCCATGAACGCCATAAAGCCCTGGATGAGTCCCACCAGCCGCGGTGAGTTGGCGTACTGGCTGATGATCGTGTTCCAGTAGTTATACGGGCTGACGCTGCCGATGCCGGCGCCGCCGATTAGGTTGACGCCGACAGCGCCGCCGCCGACGTCTGCGACCGTCTGCGGACTCGGGGGGTAGGCGGGACCGGTCACGTCAGTCTCACGTTGATCAGTATCGCCTCGGTAATCGGCTGCTCGTCGGCCTGGCTACTGACGTCGTTCTGGTCTGGCCTGAACAGCCTCAGCGTACTCAGCGGCACCGTCTGGCGGATGCTTATGGAGTAAGTGCCGGTGCCTCCCGCCGATCCAGACAACTGCGCCACGATCTGGGTGCCGACCTGGACCGCCGTGCCACCTCCGCTGCCGCCGACGAACATACCGACGCCGATGGTCCCCGAGATGAGCGAAGTTACGGTAAGAGTTCCGGTGGCTCCCGTTCCGCCGCCTATCGATCCGGTGATGGTGGCGTCGGGAGAAGACCCCGCGCCGACCTGGATGGAGATGATCTGGACCCAGGAGCCGAGCGAGGCGACCGGCGCGTAGAACCGGCTGGCGTAGACGGTGCTGCCGATCCGCATTCGAGGTCCGCCGTCCTCGCCGGCGAAGGCGCTGATGATGGCGTTCTGGACCTGGACGTCGGCGTCGGCCGGCACGAAGTCGGTGCTCGCCAGGTTGACGTCGAACACGATGGGGAACGGGTAGGGGATCTGAAAGTTGATCACGTAACTCGGCAGCGGCGGGTCGTACCCCGACACGTCGTCGAACACCGTCACCGCCGTGTTGCCGAACGTGTCGCAGCCCGGCGCCTTCTTCGACCATATCGCCTTGGCGATCTCGTCGGCGTCTCCCCCGGTCACGGCGACGTAGAGGCTATGAGCCGGCAGCACGACGCCGCGAAACGTCAGCGGAGACCCCGTCGGGTTCTCCGTGACGAGGACGTCCGAGACGTCGTCGAGCTTCCACACCGCGCCGAGGACGGCGGGCAGGAAGCCGAGGGCGTTGTTGGCGACGCTGTCGAAGCGTCTCTCCTCGAACTCAGCCCTCGTCTCAGTGTCGCGCCCGATGACCCCGTCAGTCTGGTTGGTGATCGAGTCCCACCCGGGGATGGACTGGTAGATGCTGTTGAGGTTGTTCGCCGGGCAGGCGATGGCGCCAGGTGTGTTGCACTCAAACGTCAGCGTCACCGAGCCGCTGGCACCGATCGTCCCCTCCTGCGTGCAGGTGTACAGGTTGCCGTCGGCAGACTGGGCGAGGGCGCCGAGTGGGATCACCGCGCCCGTCAGGCCGGAGCAGAGGGCCTGAACGACCGTCGGCAGAGGACCCTTCCGCTCGAGAAAGTAGATGCGGGCGATGGCGTCCTGGTAGCGGCCGAAGTTGTACGCGGGGTCGAACTGCTGCGTCAGGTTCAGGAACGTGTCGTTGACGTTCCCGATGATCCCCGTCCACGACGAGGCGAGCTGCCCCTGAGGCGTCTCCAGCGACGGGTTGAGACTGCCGCCGAATGCCTCGTTGATGACGGAAAGGCACGCGGCCAGGATGTCCGTCTCTTGCGGGACGATGAAGCCTGTGGCTCCGAACGTCGGCGTCGGGATGGGTGTCGTCATCGGCTAGAACGACGCCCCGACGATCTTGCCGTTCTCGTCGGTGACCTGGACCTGTCCCTTGATCTCGCGGTCTATGAACGACGATATGAACACCTGAGACGCGACGACTTCCGGAACTGTCAATGCAGCCTCCTTGAATTTAGCTTTCATGTACGACAGGGGCGGCGTCAGGCCGAGGATCTGATCCCAGTACGGCACCCCCGGCACCGTGTTGTAGTAGAGCTCGCCCTGAAACAGCTTCACGGCACTGGCGGCGTCCTGCGCTAACGAATAGGGGTTCGTCGCAACGGCGATGTTACCGGCGGCGTCGACCACCAAGTCCCACTCCACGATGTCGAGGAGGAGAGTTTTCACGGCTGACCTTGGTTCGGGTCCGGGGCGACGACCACGTCCATCCCGACGAGGAGCTGGCCATTCTTGATGTCGACGGTGAAGTGCAAGTCCGGCTGACCTTTCTTCTTCATCTGGACGTAGTCCTTGGTGACGACCAGCGCCGACGGGTTGTCGGCGCCGACGGTCACGAATATGTCGCCCTCGTCTGTGAACCTGACAGAGTTCTCCGGGCTATCGCCGAGGACGGTCATGACGTAGATGCCGTCCGCCATGTCGTTGCGGCGCCCCGAGCCCGGGTTGGACTGGGCCTTGTTCTTCTTCACCGCCGATATGTCGCGGTCGGCAAACACGACGAGCCCGATGTCGCCGACCTTGGGGTCCAGGATGATCGCGTTCTTGCCGCCCTGCATGCGGCAGTAGATGACGTTGTTGACGTTGCCGTGCTTGAAGGCTCGACCTGCTCCGTCGAGCATGTTGATCAGCGGCGTCACCGACATGGTCCCGACGGCCTTGTTTTCGCCCTTGTTGGTGATGCTGGCGACCTTCACCAACGTCGCAGTGCTGATGAGGTTCATCATCTGCTGGGAGGCGAACATGCGAGTGTTAGCCTCCGACGTAGTCGTTGTCTCGGTGTTCTGCCCAAAGAAGGCGTTTGGGTCAGGCATCAGTCTGGTACCGCTTGGAGAGGATCTGTCGGATCGATGTAGCAGAAGACGAACTGATCGCCGAGGCCAGTGTAATCTGGATCATCGGTTCCCTGCGTGTCGAAGAACGTAAAGTCGCCGATGAATCCTAGATACTTCGATCTTACAATCCTGTTGAGATTCTCGCAGACGACGCCGCCAATGATAAGAGAGTTGTTGACCAGGATATCGACGTAGAGACCAAAGAACTTCTGATACACGTTAATCTGACAGACCTGATTGTTCAGGATGACCTTCACCGTCTGGCTCGGCACTGGCTGAAGAGGAACGATTTGCATTCACTTCGTCTCCGACGGAACTACTGACTCTTGATTTGTCGGAGCCGTCGTGCTGACGTTCC